AGCTGCATGTAGCGGTCGGCGGTGCCGAACTGGGTGCTCACCCCCGCGTTGTAGCCCTGCAGCGAGTTAAGGTAGCGGGTAGCGGCCTCATTGTAACCAGCCAGCGTAGCATCCTGGGCGGCCTTGGTTTGCACGTCACCATGCGCTTTGGAAAGGTTCTGATCGGCGTAGTTGTAGGCTTCGGTGCCTGGCGACAGCCCCTGGAGGCGCAGCCGGTTATTCAGCGCGTCCGTCTCACGCTGCTGCTCCGGGCGAGCACGGTCCATGATCGAGCCGTACAGCGCGTCCGACACCGCCTGTCCGCTGTTCTGGTCGTAGGTCGGCAGTTGGGGGAGGCCGGACAGCAGCGATTGGATGTCGGGCGCGTTGGGCATAGCGGGGGCCTGGAAGTTGGTCCCCAGCATGTCGGTAACGCTCTGCAAGTTACGCCCATAGGCGTCCTGAGCCTGCCCCGCAGTGTTCAGGTACTTGTCGTACATCTCCTGAATCTGGGGGTTGAGCGTAATGCTCTGCTCCCAGTTGGTCTGCATCTGCGGGTTATCGTTGATCGCCTGGGTCTGCTTGGCAAGGGAGGCGGCGCGCTTCGTATCGCCAGAGGCCATTGCCTGATTGTACTGGTCGTTTAGAGCTTTCCACTGCGCCTCTTGCTCTTGGTTGGGGGTGCTAGTTTGCGACCACCCTAGCTTGTTCCCCCACACGTCGGTTTGGGTAGGCCGGTTGGCGACAGTATTCTCATATGCAGCCAAACGATTCTGCTGGCCCTGCGCATTCGCAGCTCCGACGTAATCTGGCACTTTCGGGGCCTTACTGCCCCCCTTACCGCCGCCCCCGCTACCCATTATTCTGCCCTCGACATACGTTCAACATACTTGGCCCAGCGGTGGGAATTAAGCACCCTGCACTGTTCCCGCGTCATTGTGTACGCTAAGAGGTCATCTCCTGGCGCGAAGAAGTCTTTAATAGAGGATTCCAACTGGAACCCAAGGTGTTCATCCAACTTGCGAGCCTCGGTATTACTGCTCTTCACCTGCCCAACTATCTTATGGACATTCATGCGATTGAAGGGGTAGTCGAATATAGCCGCCATCCAATCCCGATCAGGGCGAACGCCAACATCAATCCATATATGAGCAAACACGATTTGTTCATTATACCCCTCGTAAACTACGCCAGCGAGCGGAGTGTTATCGTCACGAACGCTGACAATGCAAGTCCCGTCCGGGGGAAGGCGGCAGCCGATCATCTTGCACAGGTATGGGATGTAGCGCTCGTCACAGGAAATCATAGCGACCTCCCCGGTTCCATCACCCACTGGCTAGCCGCAAGGCTGGTGTCCAGGCCCGTGGCGGTACGCACCACCAGACTGGCAGTATACCCCTCCCCACTGAGCCCGTCCCACTGCTGGAAGGTCTGGCGGGGGGCGGACCAGAGCGCCGAATCCCACAGCCCCACGTCCCACAGCGAGCCGGACGCCAGGGGGGCTGACGGCACCTCAGCGGAGTTGATTCCCCCACTCTGATAGTCGATCAGTAACTTGTACCGATACCCTGGCTGAGTGGCGGAGTTAAACACCAACTTGAGGAGCTTGAAGTGCTTACGACTCCCACCTTCCCCGAAGTCTGAGAACGCCTGTTGGAATCCTGCCTGAATAACTTGCCCAGCACCACCAGCCCGAGGTACCTCGTCGACGGTCAGGTTGTGCTCATACTTCAGTACGCGATTAGCGGAGTCGGTGAAGTAGATACTTCCGTCGAACTCTACAAAGGTGATCGCGTCCAAGTCGAACCGTGTCCAGGCACCTGTAATGGTGTTCATTACATACTGCACCGGATCGGCGTCGGCCAGTGCCGGCAGTTGCACTATCAGATACTGGAAGGACGGGCAATTATGAAGCTCCCACCCTGGGGTGTTACTGCGGGTCAGGGCAATGTTATTCAAGGTCTTGCTGATCTTGCCGCCCACAGTGCCTTCATAGGCCCCGAGCTTGTAGCCGCCGTTGGCGATTTGCCCAGTGGACACCACTCCGTAGATGTTCAGCAGCATAATGTCGCCGTTGAGGTCAACTATCGTGCGGTCGCCAAGGGGGGCACCGACGGTGTACTTGGCGGTTAGCCCGAACAAGGTGGCGTCGGTGGGGTCGTCGCCCGAGTAGACATTCAACTGCCCTCGGCTGCTCTGGAACACGATTACGTCGTCCGGGCTCATGCCGTTGTCGAAGGTATAGGAAAACATGTTTATCAGGTAACCGCCCTGGTCCCAGTCGGGGCCAAGGAAGATAGGGCTTACCGTTCCGCCAATAGCGTCGATGGGGAAGAAATACGCTTCGGCCTTGTTCTTCTTGGCCACCCACAGGCGGTGCTTGTGGGTCGTCACATAGGAGAAATCGGCGGGGGCCAGGCCGTTCACGTCCCCTGGGTTGGTGGGGGTGCCGGTGGCCACGAAGTTGGCCCAATTCGTGCCATCGTAGAACACAGCAGCGTCGGTGCCGTTGCACACGATCAAATAGGTGCCCGCCGCGTTGGTAAGTTGGGTCCAGCTACACCGACCTTGGGTAAGCGCCTTTACCATCGTTGGGGCTGCGGAGGTATTGGTTACATCGTAGATACCGCTATCAGTAGCGCAAAAGAGCTTCTTAGTGCCGTTGGGGTGGAAGTACGGAATCAGCGTTTCCCCGTCCGCCGCCATGCCGGTGCAGTGCTCGCGAAACCCGAAGCGCACCCGCAGACTGCCCGACTCCGGGTAGAAGTTGAGTATGTCGATAGCGAACTTGGCGTCCATCGACGTAATGGCGTTGGTGTCGTCGATGCCCCCGACAGGGGCCGGGAACGGTACTGGCTTGACGTTAACCTTACGGCGCCGGGCCATTACCAGTTACCTTCGTCGATGCCGGAGCTGGGGTCGATCAGGAACTGCCCCTGCATACCGGAAAGGTCGATCACCCTTCCCCCGGTGTTCTGCGCCTTTTCCATCGAGAGAAGGCGCCGGTAGTCCTCATCGAGTTGCGTGGTGTCAAACCCCTTGGCAGCCCACAGGTCGAGCTTCAACCCGGCCACCAGTACGTCCTCAGAGAAGTCGGGAATGTCGCCACCTGCGGTCAATTTGCTGATGCGGGTGCCCGTACCGGCCGCTGCCGCCCAGTCCGATTTGACGTAGGCGAGCTTGAAAACGGTGGCATTGGCGGGGACGGGGAACACCGAAAACTTGTCTTGCAGGATGCGATACCGGTAATACGTGCCGGCCGCGGTGATTCCATATTGAAGCCAGCCCCACTCCATGGGGGAGACAGGCCCGCCCAGCATCGCGCGGTTGGAGGCGTCCCAGGCGGTCTGATCGACCTGGCGCCCCCAGTCGGCGGGGAGGTCGAACTGAGTGATCACACCGTCGCCGGTGAAGGTCGCGGTCTTCTGGTGGTACTGCCAGTCGATTTCGCGGTAGATGCGCTTGCACCGCTGGTTAAGCAGTGCAAGGCATTGGATGGCATACTCGTTGGAGCCGCCTGTAACGTAGCTAACTGACGGCAGCCCAAGGCTCTTGAGTGCGTCGTTAACGATTGTTTCCACGGTTCCCGTAGCCATTACCACCTCCAATAAAAGAGGCTAAGGAGGTGCGGGAACCTTAGCCCTGGGGAAGACCCCCAAACTTCACTTGGCCTCCTTCTTGGCGGCCAAAAGTTCCTTGAGCTGTTCCTGAAGAACGCGGTTGGTTTCCTCCAACTGGCTGATCCGCGAGGAATCGCTCTCAGCCTTCTCCAGATATTCCTTTGCCCTGCGCTTCAGGTCGTACAGGCCCACTTGTTTGGCGCATTCGCTGTCGACGATAGCCGCCAGGGCCTCGACAGTGCGAATATGCAGGTAGTTCAGCTCTTCCACTTGCGAGCGGTTGAGCCAGGGCACTTCAGAGATTGGGGTGCCGATAAGTTGCTCGGAGGCCCCTTCCTTGAACTGCCGGTACTGGGCCTTGAATCGAGAACGGTCGATGTCGGAGGCGCGGCGGCGGATAATGTTGTTACCGTTGCCGGGGGCGACTATCTCGATATACTCCTTCTCCTCATATACCGGGCGGTGGGCCTCTGCGGACTTGGCCTCATTGATTTCCGGCTGAAAGTAGAAGCGAGCATAGATGCCAGCATCCATCTTGAAGCGGTTGTCGAAGATTCGGACATCCGCGTCTTGATAACCTTCTAGTTCGTCAAACATGTTCGCACCTTAAAATGGCGGCCCATCCTTGGGCCAAATTGCTTAGAGGGTACGGCCTACTTGCGGCCATTGGCAGTAGCCGACAGCGGTTGCTTCTGCGCCGCCGGGGCCAGTGGTAAGTACAAGCCCTTCAATTACGCGGGCACCTGCCGTGGCGTCGTCGTCGATCACTCCGCTGGTTGCAACGGTATTGAGCTGGGTGTATGCAGCACAGCTAGCGGCAGCACGCACAGAGCAGTTCCCGAGCACCTGCACCCAGCCAAACCCGCCGGACGCAATGGCGGTAGCCGCAACGCCTACCGGCCGACCTTGGCCGGTACCTGGAGCTGTGGAGGTAGTAGTCAACATCGCCGCAGAGAATAGCGCCGGCTGGATGGCGCAGACGTACCCCGCAGCAGTGATGGCTGCGGACGCCGTTACGTACATGTAAATCTTCGGGCCGCCAGTGGTGTTGACCACTGCCCCCAAGGTCCCCACACGAAACTCCGGGCCTTCCGTGCTAGTCCGAACTTTGGTGGGGTCAATGCCTGTGATGTACATGGTCGACCCTCCTTACGGGTTCACATCCAGACGGCCCTGGAACTGGGCGCCCGAAGTAGTGAGGTTACCGGCGAAGGCAAGGATTTGCACTTCGGCGTCTTGGTTGAAGGAGTAACGCTTGTTCAGCGAAACGAAGTTGCGCTGAGCGTGCGGACGCCAGTGGATGTAGTTGGTATTCAGGAAGAACGCGGTGCCGGCCGGGCAGAAGCCGCCGATACCACCATCGAGCACCATGTCGGCATCCATGAACTTCACAGCCGGGAAGCCGAAGCCCGCAGTACCTTCGCCGGTCATGCTGGCGAAACGCTGAAGGGGCTGGACCAAAGCCACGTAGGCTTTCCAGATTGTGTTGTCGACCACGATCAGGTCGGGGCGGTCGGCGCCACGCTGAAGCGGGGTCCACAGGTTGTTCATGTCGGCGAGCAAGGTCGCGGTGTTGGCGACGTTGACCACCTGGTTACGCCAGAAGGTCCAGGTCGCACGGTCGATGCCGCCGTACACGCCAGACGTGTTGGTGAGGGGGACCGCGGCGTTGAGACCGGTAATTTCCTTGCCGCCGTAGCCAGTACCGTCGCTGTAGATCGAGCCACAGATCAGGTTCTTCATGGTGTCTTCGGCGACACTGATACGGCGTTCCAGCAGGTCCAGGACCGCATCGGGGCCGGCGTTCTGGAGCATTTCCAGGCCGCTGATGACGATGGGGCAGGCTGCTTGCTTGATGTCGAACTGGGCGGCGCTGATGACATCGGCCGGGTTCACAGGCAGCGGGTCATAGCCGCTGTAGAAACCGGCGTTGCCGTTCTCGGCGAAGGACAGTTCTTCGAAGATGACGCGACCGCCGGAAACGGTGCGTTTGCGACCGCGCATTTCCAGCTTGGACAGAACGGCGTTGTTCTTGGCGACGTTGTTTGCGACTCGACCCGAGCGGCGCTCAAGGGTGGTCGCCACGATGTCAGTTACGTTAGGAAAGGCCATTGCCCTACCCTCCTGGAGTGAATGATAAAGTCTCTTACCAGTCTCAAGAGGGTCAGCCCCTTTCTAGGCTACGGTCATCGCTTGCCTGTTTGACATGAGAAAAAGGATAGGTTTTTCAAAGAGAAGTGTCAAGGGGAGGATCGGCTGATTTCCTGCCAAGTCCCCGCCGCAGATTTTCTAATCAACACTAAGGTGCTATTTGCAGCAGTAACAAAGTTCCCCACCAGATTTAGGTTGGCACTGTCGGTAACCGTCAAGGCACCCTGAAACTTCAAAGTAACCATACTTCCTGGAATACCCCCGCTAACAGCAGTGATGCCAGTAGTGCCTGAGACCTCGAACACATCCCCGTCTGTAGGTAAGTTCAGCGTCGCCGCCGATGCTATTACCGGGTCTGTGAGTGTGCCCACTACAACATTCGTGCCCGCCGCTGCCCCTGGGAATGAGTTGTCATTGGCAATACGTACCTTGCCAGTATCCGTAGCAGTAGCAATAAGAATCTTATTGGTCACTGTTGATTTAACTATACTCTTACCAATGGCCACTAAAGAGCTAGCGTTGTTTATCGTTATACCATTGGTTGAGTCTTCAACAATGGCCTGCTGCAATGTGACATTTCCAGAATTTATAATGATCCCATGGTCCGTGACCGCCCTAGTATTGACCCCCTCAATAGTGACGTCACCAGTTGTATCTATGTGCACCCCCCAGAATTGGCTAGCGCACTGGTAGCCAAACACCCTAGTTCGGAGAGCTGTACCGTCAATAGTCAGCCCGACCCTGCCGGAGCTAGCAGCCGTGACTGGATTTCCATCAGAGCTACAGCCATTAAGGATCATGTCATCGGCGCTATGGACGACGAACCCCTGCTGATAGTTATAAGAAAAACAGTGCAGCAGCTTGCTCCAATCATTAGTGTCGTGAAAATAAAATGCAGTGCCCGACCTCATAGAATCGGAGGAGGCATCGTTGTATGAGGGGTGGTATACGGACGCGAAAGGCCAACATTCCACATGGTCCGCATAGGCAATATCAAAAACATGCTGCCAATCTAACCCACTCTTACAGTCAATGTTTACGTGAGAGGCCCTAGGCCGCCATGAGTTATTCTGGGAAGTAATGGCTAGGTTAAACCCTAGGATAGTGCAGTGCTGCACAGAGCAGTCGTTCCCTAGGTACGTCACAGCTGTACCTGCGAAAGCTGCGTCTCCGAGCACGGGGGTAACCATTCCGTACCTTTGAATAAGAAGCCCCCACAGAGCAGCCCCATGATACATCTGGATGGTAGCTGTAGAGGCCACCAGCAAGGCCCCGCCTACCACGTCATAGGTATTAACTCCTCCATAGGATACACAATTAATAAACCCGTTGTGCGGACCTCTTAGGGTGACATTCTCCTTTACAGTCAACGTACCTGCCACCCTGCAGCGCATTGTAGCAGGGATATACAATGACCCGCCCTTAACCCCGAAAGAGTCTATGCCTGCCTGGATGCTAGCGGTATCGTCCACCGAGCCGTCCCCAACAGCCCCAAAATCTTTTACAGATATCATCTCGCTTCCCTTATAAGAAAGATATTCTATAGCGTCCTTAATAGCCAAAACCAAATCATTAATAGCGTTGCCCACCACCCCGTACTGGCGAGGGGGGAAGCGAGTCCCCGAATAGATTCCAGACGGTCCAGTGGGCATGACTTACTCCTTATTTCTCGTCCTTCAAGGCTTGGCGAACCGCCACCAGAAGATCATCGTCGAAGGTATTGGTGGTCTTCTTGACGTAATGCTCGGCGATAGCCAGGAAAACATCCTTGACTGCCTCAGAAGTCAGACCCTTGAGAATCATAGTTACGATCATGCTGTTCATTACACTAACCTCACTTTAACAACACCTGCGGTATGGTAAAGGCCGCCTACGGGGACGCCTCCGACGGCAGCCGCTGCGTCATCAGCATAGCTGTCGACGTTGGTTACGGACGGTTTGACGCAAACTGTCCGCCCGGTGCCTTTGGGGATAAGCCGGATGTTGTGGTTGGCATCGGGGCCGATGGAGGTGATTTGGGATTCTCCACCTGCCCACTGCGCCCCCACTGCGATACCCGTTCCGTGCATCTGTAGGACAGGTTTCCAGTCCCTGGAGCCTGTGTAGCCAGAGCCCCCCGCTACCACCACGAGCTTGATAATACCACCTTTGGGGCCGACCATCGCCTTGATAGAGGCGCCCGAGCCGCCCCCGCCATTGTCGATGTTGATGACGGTCGCAGCTGGGCTGTAGCCAGAACCTTCCGTGATGACTTCGGCGCTTGTGATAGCCCCAGTGCCGTCTACCGAATAGCTACCGTGGAACTTGTTGTTACCGCCAGACGCCGAGAGCCGTGCCCCGGACCCATTTCGGTACCACAGCTCGGAGCCTGGATTGAATCGGTACGCAGGCTCATAATCTTGAGCGAAGGAGCCGCCAGAGTCTGAAGCCGAAAACCTCTTCTTGAGGAATTCTACGGGGCCGGAGTAGATGCGCAGGGAAGGCTCGGAAGTTAGGTAGTTATCGCTGCCGTCAAAGCCCAAGTTAAGAGTCGTCCCGGCCACTCCTTTAAGGCACCCATGGGTAATTTCGCGCCCCGTAAGCCTCATGCCCCCTGAGTCGCCCATTGTCATCGTGACGCCGGTCTGTCCGTTGATGGTTACAGCGTCGCCGTCGATGATGTTTTCTGGGCGCAGGTGCGGGTATGACTCGTAGCCTCCTTCCACATAGCAGCCAACGAAGGAGGAGTTACGGGTGGAGTGGTAGCCCCCGACGAGGTTCAGCGACATATGGCAGGCTTGGAAAGTACCTCCCAAGAATGAACGGTCATTGAAGCCCAGGGCGCCGTTGCTGATGGCGTTGCATTCGATGGCTGTACAGACGTTGCCGTCCGAGCCGGCGATGTGAAAGCCGCTACCACCGTTATTGACAGCTACGCAACGGCGCAGCCAACTGCGGTTGGCGTTGCCTTCCCTGCCCTCGGACCCTGCTGTGATTTTGAAGCCGTCCCCCGCGAAACCTTTGACCGCTATGCGGGTGGCGTAGGCGACTTGGTTGAACTCTACGCCGTGCGCAAAGGTCCCCTCTTCGCAGAAGATTTGGCGAGAATAGATGTCAGTCAGGTAGTTGCCTTGGTCTAGGCCGACGCCGCCGGTACTGGTGATGCTAGCCACTTGGAGCATATGCAGGCCGGCTTGGTCGCTCTTCTGGAGATAGAGGGCCGTTGCTCCGCTGGTTGCGCCGGTGATTGTTTCCCCCAGGACGCCCGGAGTAGCGACGTCCGTGCAAATGATGGCATTGACCTTCACACAGCAGTAATAGACGGTGGCGAAGGGTACCGGAACGCCTCCCCGAATGACGGTCAATTGCTCGTTCGGAGTGAAGGACATGGGGCTGCCGGCGATGCTGATGATGTCCTTCGGGAGCCCATAGACGTTCTTGGCGCCGGTAGTGAACTTGACGTCGATAACATCGGCACGGGGGCCGACATAAGGACGGGCCTCGAAAGACTTATACGAGGTGCCGTTAACGCCATCGTTCATCAGGAGCATGTTGTGGGCTGCGTTGTACTCAAAGATGGTGCCGCCGGTCCAGCGGGAGCCAGATCCGTCCGTTACGACACTGAAGTCGTGGAATTCAGATTCGTTGGCACTAGACTGGTGGACCCAAATACCGGGGACGCCGACACCCCCAGGGCCAAACCGCTTGAAGGTAATGGAGTTGACGGACTGGCCATAGCCAACAAGGCGGACGCGACGGGTCGGGTCTAGGGTGCTCTCGCCGAAGTAGTAAAACTTGTAGCGGCGCATCCGAACGGTAACGATGTTACCGTTGCTGCCCGGCGTAGCCCCATAAAGGGCCGTCAAGAAAGCGCAATAGTCCTTCTCTTGAGTAAGGCTGGTAGCGTAAGGAAAATCGACTTGGGCGGCTGCCAGGTTGGCGTAGGAAGCCGAAAGGGGGTGGCTACCGCCATCGCCGATAGCCCCGAAGTCGTCCATCCACCGATCACTGGAGGGGT